GTCCCAGTCTTTAGGGCCGTTGCCAGCCACTAACTGCATAATCTTCTGCACGGCTGTATCTACCTGTAATGCAAAAAAGTCCTGAAACTCTGCTGATTGATTTATCTTCTCAAGCTTTTGGTAGCTCTTAACTTCTTGCTCAACGAGCAATCTCTGTTCTTCGTTATCCATACATCCCCCGTTTGTTAATTACTATGCTGGAAACTTTTTAGCTTTGTTAGCACCTTTTTTGGCAGGTGTTGTAGCAACTTTAGCTGATACGCCCTGTGAACCCATAACCTCTTTAGGTGTGGTTGCTGATGCTTTTCCTGTTGGTATGTAACCTTTTACTTTTTTCATACATTCTCCTTTTTTCATTTTATTGGTTTCCCATTAACATAGCAAGTTCTTGGTCGGCACGTGCACCCTGCATATCTTCTGGTGGGGCAACTTCAGGGTTCATAGTCTCTTCTTGTGGTGGCACTTGACCGTCCTGCGAGCCTTGCAAGGCAGATATAGCCTGTGCCTCGGCTTGAGCGTTCTGTGCCATTAACTGCTCTTCTTGAGCCTTCTTAGCACCTTGTAAGGCTGAATTAAGCTCGTCTAGTATCTCTTGTTTACCTGGTAGCTCGAAGGTATCAAGTACCATTCGGATAACTGGCAGTATAACTGCTGGGTTCGTTTGGATAACTGGGCCAATAATTGGTGTAATGTACTGTAGTAGCTGTACGGCCTCTTGTCGGGCTGCTATTTCGTCTTTTGGTAGCATTGAACCAGTCTCGATGTCGATAAAGTAGCTACCACGTATGTCGCTAGGGTCTAGCTGTACCCATTCAGTAGCACCACGCTCGCCAACTATCTGGATCATTCGTTCTTGGTCTAGGAACTGCTGGTTAAGGGCGAACACTAGCTGTCCGATCTTCTTAACAGCCTCTTCTAGTAGAGCAATCTTAATAGCGAAGCGTTTGCCAGCCATGCTCTGGGCTGTTACTACCTCGGTAGCGGATCGTCGGCCACCTTCAGGAAGTAGACCAATACCAATTTCATCAATCGCTACTGACATCTTAATATCGGCAGCAGTCTGTTGCTCGATCTGTGTTGCACTACCCTGTAGTTGTGGCAGAGATAGGACATCCATGCTGTTTAGATCAGATACCATCCATACGCTACCTGGTGCCATGACAGCAGAGTTCGGGTTACGGAGTGTACCAGGGATCATCCTGATAACTGGGTTAAGGGCAAGGTTATCGTAGTCACGACGTTGGTTACGGATCGAGTTTATCTCACGTTGTAGTGGATCAATGACAGATAGTTCTGATTGACCATATAGAGCGTGTGGGTCTCGGTAGTCATCAAGCTCTACGAAAGGTATTTCTTTGTGAGTGTATGGGTTGGGTGTGTCTCGAAGCACTACGCCACGGTTAGCCACGACGATAAGTCGATCCTGTTCCCAGTATTCAAAGATTTCTACTAATTCTTTTTGTTTGTCCTTCTGTGGGACGGCATCTCTCAAGCGAACTTGCTTATCCATGTAAGTATCAGCGTCGCCTAGGGCAACTTTGTCTACGTTCTGGTAGTTGGGGTTATCCTTTAGCTCAGCTAGAGGTACTGTCTTGCGGTGGATCATGTACTTTGCGTTACCACCGAAGCCACAACTAGTAGCATCTGGGTCTATGTAGAGATCCATTGGGTCTACGATGTCTACAATAGGATCATCGTATTCGATTTCACTCTTAACGGTCTTTTTGAAGGTGATTTTATCATCTTCTCCGACAATAGGCTCCATAGTTGTCTTGGTCTTGGTCTTGAAGTTCCAACTAACCTTTGCAAACGACTTAGAGTACATCAGCGAGTCTTTGATGTAATCGTACATCTTCATTCTCATGCCCATACGTCCCCATTGGTAGCTTAGTAGGTCTTGTACAACCCGTGGGCCATCAGTAGGGAAGTCGGGAGAGCGTGAAATAGCTCGCCACTTAGGGTCTCTTGCGAAAACCTTTGGTATGATTGTCTCAACAACGGTGAAAGACCATGGTACGAACAGTTTTGATCGCCATGGATACTGTGATTTGTCTAACTGACCCTTCCAGTTCTTGTAGGATCGTTCCCATATTGGGTCTTGTGAAACTACTCGGTATGAACGAGCTCGCTCGAACCTGTCATTGACGAGTTCCAGTGTCTGTTTCTGTGTGTTTTTTGCCATTTTTATATTCCTAATTCTCCAGATTTATAATATCACACCTTTAATATCCTGTAACTGGATCGACTAGCCCTTTATTCAGGTAGTTCATGGTCTGTTCCTCGTCCGCTATACCTTTATACATAGCGAAGAAGTAGCGAAGGGAGTCGAGTGTGTGGTTATTCTTATCTTCTGGGATGTTCACAGAGTCGCCCAGGCGGTCTTTACGCCATGAATAACTCATAAACTCTTTAATAATAGCTTTACAGCGTGGATGAATGACTATCTTGTTCTCTTTAAGGCGTTGGTGTACTTGGTTAATACCAGCAATTATCCACTGTCTGTTACCTTCACCAGTGTTCTTCTTAACTGGCGTTGAATAGACACCGTAGCTACCAAGATCCATGATAGTTTGCTTGGCTGCTGAATCGGCGTAAGTAGCTACGAAGTAACGATGGGCAGATTTCTGCTTAATTAGCTCGGCCAGTTCGGATGTATAGATCTCGTTAATATATAGCTCATCGAAGATGTGAATAGTGTCATCTTTGTCTACCCCGATAAATAGAACGGCATTCGGGTCGGTGGCACCGAAGTCGATAGATCGGTAGAACGACCAATTCTCATCAACCTCAAAATCCTGGACATGTACCTTGTCGTCAAAGCCTGTGTAGATCAGCCCTGCGAACTTGGCGAACTCAGCCATGTATTCCTGGGTAAAGAACTCCTCAGTCAGACGTTCTCGCTCTTTGTCGAGGTTCTCCCGTTTAATTGTCGGGTTGTCATAGCTTGTGAAGTGGAAGGTCTTCCAATCGGTATCGCCATCGGCTTCACGGGATACTGCGGTGTCCCAGAACTTCTTAAAATGGTTAGCGACACCATTAGGGGTTGTAATAAAAATAGCCCAACCATTTGTCTGGGTGAGCATCGGGCTAACAATCTTGTCCCAAACATATTCCTTCTGGAAAGCATACTCATCTAAGATAACACCTTTAAGACCTGCCCCACGTAGCTTATCTTCTCGATCACTACCCTTAAACTCAATGATACTGGTCTTACCTGGGATGGCCGACATAAGTTCTAGGATGAGCTCATTGTCATTCTTTTTAATAATCAAGCCTTTAGGCACATACTCAGCTACAAGGTCTCGCCAATAAATAGATTTAGCTTGGGTATACTCGGGGGCTATGATCCAATACCTCCCTGGGTTGTAGAGAGCCTCTCTAAGCACGATATTAAGGGCAATAGCACTTTTACCGAACCGCCTACCTGCCCGTATAACCAGAAAGCGATGTTCAAGACTAGCTGCTGCTATCTCTTCTTGGGAAGCATGAGGTTTAAAATCAAGCGTGATGCTCTTTTTATTCTGTATCTGTGCTAGAGACATCTATGACTTCTTTTTGATTTGTTTGTCTTCCATTACCAAAGAATGCATTTTTAACCTGTAACTGCATAGTCGGACGTTCCGACTTATTCCAGCCATGTAATTCAAGAATATCTTTAGCAGCCAAACGTTTGGCACCGATCTCAGCATCTTGTTCAGCAACCTTGCCTAACTGCTCTACAGCCCACTCAGGGCTTAAACCATGCTTTGTAAGGGCTTCATCAATAGCATCTTGTATATGTGGCTTACGATGCTTAATAGAGCCATGGACATTAGCAATCTCTTTTGTCGTGGCTTTGAACCCTGCTTCTACATACGCTTGGGCGTTGGTCATACCGAGTACCTTATTCCTTACAAACTTACGGTCTCTTATTGATAACTTCTTTTTTGGTTGTTCTATTTTTCCACTCATAATGTGAATTATATCATACAAAGAGAAACCCACCGTTTCGGGTGGGCTATATCGCAGTGTTCTCTTTTGGTTGACAGCGACTGGCTGTTGACTTAATACTACCAAGCGTATACACTGATGTCAACACTTCGCAGTGTTGTCTGACTAAGGTTCAGGTAGCAAACTGATAAAAACCAAGAACCCAGGGCCAGTACTTAACAAGATAGGGCATAAATCGGATAAGGAGTAAACGTCACTGGAAACAAACGGAACCTCCGAAGCCGTGAGGTTTCCCAGACGAATCAAACCGTCGTAGAAAGAGGCATACTTATGTGGATAGTGAAGCCCACTGTCAGTAACATATTGGAGCCGCAAAGTAGGGGTTAGTGGTAAAGCTACACCTGGGCACGTTTGACCCCCTAGTTCCCTCCCTGTCTAAGTAGTATCATCGTTATTGTAATTTACCCCTGTTGGGGTAGGGAAAAGAGTACCTTTTTATCCTGTTTAAAGGATTATACAAGTAATTTAACCAAGATGAGCGTAAGCGAATCCGACGCTTGCGTCGTTTCGAGGAGTAATATGGAACAAACAATTAAACTAATTAGACCAAAGTCTAAGACACAAGGACTAGAGTGGTTACTGCTATCTTTTGCAGCTTTTAATGGGAGCGGTTATGGAGACATGAGTACACCAGAAAACTTTGTACTGTCCTACATAGCCTATAACACATGGAAGAACCGTCAGGAAGCTGTGAGGCTTGCTACAGAGTACGTAGAAGAACTATACAAACTAGCTGATCACTTAATCGAAACAAGCAATGGTGCATCACACAAACCAAATGAAAAACAGTGGAATAAGTTTATTAAATTCAAACAAACATATAAAGAACCAGTAAATTTATTTTGGTAAAAAACCAAAGTGTCGTGTTTTTTTAGCGAGTGGTAGGATACCCTTATATATACACATACACTCAGGGGGTACCTACCCCCCATCAATTCCATACACTATACCACTTCACCCCTGTTCTACCTCTATAACTTTTCTCTCATTCACTACACCATATATAGGGTATAGGGTAGTAGTACATGTTAGCAGGATAGTGCTACCTCTGTTACATAACGTCGCACATTCTATCTTTTGCGACACGAACAAAATACGAACGAACATAATACGAACAGAATGTGTATGCATGGTTGTGCTGGTAACACGTGCAGTACTAAACCACTTGCATTACATAACGCTCATACAATCAATACAATACTCATACATACACATAACATCATCTTTACTGTTACAAGCTCATATACAGTCTTATATACGTTTATAGCACTATATATACCTATACCTACACTACACTCATACACGCTACTACAATACAACTACAGTCCTAGTACTTATACCTCTACTAGTCTACTTATACCTATACATATACTTATAAGCTCGTTGATTGGCGGGCGGTTATATCGCCTGGTTATACTGTTACATCATTATAACTACACTATTTTAAAAAGATTTTTATACATTTTTCACTACTGTTATAGCCTACTTATCCACAGTTAGGGTGTTGACATAATAAGCATTGTCGTGATAGTCTTATAGCAGGCAAGAGGAACAGAACAACTCAAGCCAAGCACAATAACAACCTAGCAACCGAGCAACAGAACGATCAAACAATACGATCATCAACCGCCAACCGCTAGCGAGTACAGTGCATAATACCTTAACAATTCAATCATCTGGTAGCAATACCACAAAGCATACACTTACATAATCGGGGTGCAAGCCTGATAGCCTGAGATACACGGCATGAATACATAACATGGATTATAAGCGGTAAAGTGCAACGTAACAGATGATTAAAAACAATCAATACCGCTTATTAGTGATTAATTAATAAGAAAAGGAATTATAATGATACGAACTATAGGAGAAACTGAAATAAGAACGCTAGTAGTAAAGACTAACAAGGGTAGAAGATACAATTTTGCTACCTGTTATCAAGCTAAACTACAAGCTAACGTGAACGGTAAATGGCGTGTTTGGATGAATTGTGGTGCTAACTTCTTAACAAGGGAAGGTGCAACAAAAGCAAGCATACAAATGCTAGAGACCGCCAAGTTTTAAAAGAAGCCAGTTAATCGCTGGCAAGCGGTATTGATAAGATGATAATCACAATACCGTGATACCTGTCTAGCAAACTGTATAGCTTGATAGATATATTAAGTAGCATAATGGCTTGCAATAGTACCACACTAGGCAGATGTTGCGGTATTGAGATTATACATTTGCATGAGCTTGTAGCAGCACTACAGGCTTGCGCCAGTGTATAACCACCTAGAGCAATCTGGTGGCACAGAGACTGGGAACGAACAACTAAAGTAAAGGGGACATTATGACACTAGGGAGCTTTTAAGATGACTACATCAGTACTAAACAAAGTAATGAACTTGGGCTTGGCCCAGGAGCTAGCGGGGCTGCTCGGTAGCGACAAGTTGAACGAGCAAGAAAACATAGAAGCACACGAGATACTGTTTACATGGGCATCAAGTATGAACCAAGTTATCCACATAACAGATGCTGGTGCGGTGTACCTAGCCACATCACATGACTTAAGAGACAGTAGCGATACAACGAGGTTAAACTAAAATGATAGTTCACAACATAGATAATTGGATCACTGGGGCGCATAGTGCCCTGGAGTTCACAACAGGTAGTGGGCCGTTCGATAATTCAAGGGCAGACATAGACGACTTAATAGAGTTAGTAGTATATGAGCTTGAGCAGCAACGCCACTTGGTACAACTAGACTCGCACGATATGTTTTGCGAACAGTGCCAGGAGCCAAAGACAAGAGGTTGTGACACCACAAACCGAAAATTGGATAGGCGTATATCTGAATTAAGAAGACGTAACGACCACTGCAAGCTATGTGGTGCGGAACCAATGACAACTAACTGTAACAACGGTAGATGTGATGACTAGCATTTTAGTAAAGATTGAAGCAGTACTCGACAGCGAAGTGGGCCACGGGTACTGCGGGATAGAAGAAAATATTAACCCGAGTATATGTCGCATTAATCAGACAATGGCAAAGATTGAGCCCCTCATATCAGAGGAGTACAAAAAGGGTTACATCGACGGTGGCAATGATTGCCAGAAAGCGATCAATAAGGTACAAGATCAGGGATTTGAAGTATTAAATAAGGGTGATAACTACTGGGCTGAATCAAAATGAGTACAAGTATAAAAGTAAGCTGGAAATGTACATGCAAGCCAAGCACTACTACAGGCTGGATAGATGGCGATACAGAGAATATATATTGTAATAATTGTGATGGCGTTATAACAACGCTAGACAAGCTTAAAATGACCGACATTAAACGACTAGACAATATCCAGAAGGTAATTGACGCTGATACATATGGCGAAGACATGGACTACCTAGACATAGAACGTGAAGTAGATGAAATAAGGCAAGTGCAAGCAGATGAACTCAGTGATGTGTGATATATATCACAAAAATTGATCTACCTTTATAACATAAGCGGTAGTATAATAAGTGGGTAAATAAGGAG